ACCTGCTCGGCTTTTCTCTCAATATCATTATACCATTTTCTAGTCTCGTCACTTAATTTTTGTGAGTTTCCACCGGTGATTTTATCAAGAAATTCTTGTTTCCCTTCTCTCAATACATGGTTGTAGTCCTCGTACATCGCTGTTGTATATTCATGGATAGAGTCCACTTCATAACTAGATAGATTTTTCAACCACTTCTGATAAGATTTTTGCTTTCTGAAGAAGTCATCTATTTCATTTGGTTTCAGGTCAGATACAACCTCAGATGCCTTAACACCCCTAAGAACCGCTTCCCCTTCACGCTCCCATCCTGCAAAGATTTCGTCCAGAGAACGTTGCTCAGTGGCTAGTTTTACTGATCCGTCGTTTTGCAAGATATTGAAGTAAGGACTAGGCTTATCTGACTTAACTGCAGGCCTGATAGTAGAACGGCAACGAACATGGAAGGGCGGTGCGGTTCGACCTGGTTCATATTCCTTAACAGAATGAACCTCGTGATTTTCTAATCTGCAAATCTCACTTGTACGACTGTCTAATACCGCTACGATTTCGTAATGGTCGCCACCCAATTCCTTAATAGTATCTAGTGTTGCAAGGTTATTATAAAAGGTCGTCTCAGTCCTGACAAGCGTATCTGCTCGATGATAGGCAACTCCTGTGCGCTCAGAAAGAGCCCTAGCCATTCTATCAATAGACCAGCCACCTGTTAGGCCTTTATTGATTGTATCACTGATAGATTTATAAACAGCTGCATCATGCCCCCACACATTTGTTGAGAATGTCTTACCACTCCAGTTACTAGCCATCTTATGCTTAACTGCATCGACACCCAATATTGGTTTCTCTATGATTCCAAAATGTGCCAAGTTCTTAGCTTGATGGATTTTACCTTTGATGTAGACGTCGCTCAGAGCCTCTGTGACTTTGTCATGTATGCCGTCTGGCTTTCCGTATAGTTCAGCTGTTAGACGCTCAATTTCGGCAAGCAAAGCCTCCTTGCGACTAATACGATGGCGATAGCCCAAGGCGTCCAACAGTGGTGTCGGTGTGTCAGGATTTAAAGCCATCTCACGGAATCTTTCAAGAGTTACATTCTTGAACTCTCTACGCTCTTTATCTGTAAGATATTGCTTGGCCTCTGCGTGAGTCATTTTATTATCAACTGCATACCTGGCATAGAACTTCTCAATCTCAGAAACCAACTGATGTTTATAATCTGCTAAGGATTGGCCAATCTGGGCCATATACCTATCAGCAACTATCTGAGCGTTTTGTTCTTGTTGTAAAGCACGCTCAGTCCAGTACTCATCTATCTTTTTCTTGTCCTTGGTCGTCATGGTCATCCTCTACCTTTTTGAAATTAGTCTGAGAGTATGGATCTTGTCCTTGTTCCTGTTGTTCTTTCAATCGTTCCTCAACCTCTGGTTGATACCATGGATGTTGTTCCCGAATACTTAGGTCGTCTAAGATACCGATTGAGTTTACACAATCTTGAATAGCTTCAGACTCATTTGAAATGATGTCACGATTGAATACATAAGTAAATTTAGATGCGTCAAATGCTACTCCTTTATTTGTGGCGTATTGTTCTACAAACCAAAGGAATTGCTTGATACCTTTTTGGAACTCATTTTCTAGCTCGTTACAGTCCAAATCAAGGTCTGTATAGCGCCATTTAAGAGCTTGGCCACTTGCATTGCCTAGATTATCATCTTGGGTATCAATGGCTCGTGCAGCCTCATATAAGAACTTACGAGAGCGTTCGATATCTGCTTCAGCTCCGTTGGCATCATTGTCTGCCTGCAAGGTATCTACACCACCATCGCTAGAGACTTTGATAGAGCGGAACTTGTTCAGGTTATTCATGAACTCGCCCAGGTCTGCACCCTGATAGTTTTTCAAAACATAAATCAGTTTCGGCATATCTGCCAACATATCTGCGTTAGTAGACATTTGAAGTTGAATATTATCAATCAAAGACTTGGTTTGGACTAAAAGACCGTCCTCATACTCGTTATAGCGGAATGGGATCAGAGGTACTTTCTCCCAAGTGTAAGAAATCCGTGTGCCGTCAGCGTTGACATAATAAAAATTCCCCTTGATCTCCTTAGACAGTGGATTGAGTTCAAGGTGTGAACCTGTCCAGATATAATCTGTAATTCCTTGTTCGTCGTAGTATTCTACAAAGGTTTTAGTCTTCTTTACTCCGCTTTCGTAGACCGCTTGATTATAGACACGTACAAAGGCAGATAGTTCCAAATGACGCTCGTCTTTCCAAAAAGGGATAATCTGTTCACTCGGGATTTTAAACAAGCGTAGACGGCCATTCTCGTCGTAATAAGGCAAGCCATAAGCTATTCCTTTCATCACCGCTTCCTTACCGAGCGACTTAATTGTAGATAAAAGGTCCTCGTCAAACACGCTATCTAAAAAGTCTTGTGATTTTTCTCCTTCAAGAGAGATGGTAGGTTGTTTAGAAAACAAATAACCGACCTTCTGGTCTACCAACTTCTTGAACAAACCCAATTCAATCCTTGAGTTCGTCCGCCAGTCAACATCCACCTTTTTCTTTCGAATATCCGTTTGGTTTCGGTAATATTCGTAAGCCTGTTTCATCGTGCTTACTTTCTCAGAACCCTGGTGTTCTTTTATCTCAATCTCTAGTATTTCATTTTGGGTTGTATTCTTAATCAACAACCGCCTGATTAACCATTTAAACCAATTACTCAACATTTCTCCTTCTCCTACCAGAATGATATTCCTGGCTGTCTCATATCGTCTTCAAACGCATATCTAGTAGCGTCGATTGTGTGGTCATTTATTTCTTCTAGTTTGGGCTTGGGATTCCCATCACGGTCAACTGCATAGTCGGCGCTTTCGAACTCTCTTGCAATGTTTGGTGTGCGTTCTGGATCTATCACAATTGCATCCAAATCATCCAACCAGCGTTCTCCATACTCGCGACTATCAGGACCTTTCTTAGCACCTTGAACGAGTGGAATGTTCAGCTGCAGTTTTAACTCATCAATCGACTTAGGTTCTGCGCTATCACAGGTTATCATCTGAGATTGATAGCCTTTCTCACGGATTCTTTCAGCCAACTCACGGTTGCTAATCTTCACGCCATAAATCTCATCGATAGCGTAGATAACTCGTTTCTTCTTGTCGTAATGCCATCTTACAAAAGCCAGAGGGTCGTTGGCGTAACCAAAGTCGTTGCCTTGCCGAATGTTATCGAATCTTGCTATCTCCTCATCTGTAATCTTACGGAATACCAGATTTTCAAACGGTGCTACACCCGAACCGATAGCCTCGCCCAAATACTCCCAACGATAACGCTTCTCAGAACGCTCTCTCGTAGCCTCTGCTTCTTCTATGAAGGCTTGGGATATATATGGGTTATCCAAGTAAGTTGAATGGTGTACGTGGGTATTAGGAGGCTGTATGACGCTTTCATATTTCTTATTCACCCAAGATTGTTTTCTTTTCGGTGGATTGTAAGAGTAAAAGAACTTATAAAAAAGACCATCAGCCAGTTCCCCACGTAGGAGTGAGTTGGTGATTGTCTTTACTTCATCTTCAGTTTTAAACTCAGCAAGCTCTTCAATCCAGCCGATTGCGAATGGAAAACGGCTGTCTTTCAAGGATTTAATACGCTCTGGATCTTGTGCGCCACGGAAGATAATATAATTTCCTCTTGGGATATAGGTTATCTTCAAAGGGGACTTATTAATCTTAAATAAATGACTAACCCCTTGCTCACTAATCGCCCATTTCAATTGCTCATAGACCGATTGTTCTAAGGTATTATCCGTCTTACGAATACATACGGCATTGACTGGATAGCGCATAATCAGTTGAATGATAGTGTGTCCGAGGTCGCTTGACTTACCAGAACCACGCCCTCCCTTTTCAACCACATGTAAGATTTTAGGGTCAAATGCTGCACGCCACATAGAATAAAAAGCCTTTGGGATAAATTCGCTCATTCTACGCTTCATCGCCAACTCCTATATCATCAACAAATTGAACAGCCGAAGACATCTCGATTTCTTTTCTCTCTAAATAAGCCCCGTTCACTCTGAATATGTGGTCTAGAGACCGCTGTCTTTCTTCAATCGTTGGAGTAAATTCATAAGTCGTTTCCGACACCTTTACACCTTCTTCATTCTTTACAGTTTTTTTAGAATACCCTTTTTGAGTTTCCCCTCTAGCTATACTAGCAGAGATTGCCAAGGCTTCTACGATTGACATTGAACGTTCATCAAAAAGCTCCTCTGTACGTTTTTTAATGTATTCAGAAATGTCAACTTTTGTCAACAATCTTTGTCCTATAGACCTCGCTGTTTTATCAGAATACCCTGCTTTTAT